CATGCCAACCATTATCCCAACTATCCGTAACGTAAGTCTTACAACCCTTTTCATGCAAATCTTTAGTTTCCCCAATTATCCCCTCCACCTCTGCCTGTAAGCGAGATTTATATAATGCTTCTAGGGCATCAATTTGATCGTTACTCAAAAGATAGCCAGATGTACCTTCACCCAATTCACTGTGGTAGGTAATTATCTTTTCGATCTCTTGGCGTACCCCAGAAGGCTTGGTTTGTTTCATTTGTTTAGATTATGTACGTCTTTATCTCCTAATTTCCAAATATGCGAATATATTTTTCCATTTAAACCCAAGTGCCAATGTAAGTTACAACGTGGGCAAACAGAATGTGCTTTAGAGTTATCTAAAAACGCTGGTTTTAAAAACGTAATCTTGTGACCACACTTACACATTACAAAAGTAAAGCGTTCTTTTCGCTCTTTTACTACAAACCGTGATCCTTTATATTTATTTCTTATTTCGTATTTACTAGGGTGGTGTAACATATATTTCTTCCTTTCAACTTCTCTCAAATCAAAGTTCCACACATTGGACATAACTTTTTAACTTCACTCATTACGCCTTTTTCTTTTAGAGTTATCCCTTGCTTTTTACCATGTTGAACTTCAATATATCCCTTTTTTTCTAGGCTGAATAACTTGTCTGCTACTGTCTGGTTGGAAGCAAACATAAAGTCCTTTTTAATTTGAGCATAAGTTGGACTAATACTATATTTGTTTAGGTATTCCAGCAACTCAAGCTCTTTTAGTGTGATTTCTTTCATACTTCTCTTTAAAGGGTGTCCATTAAGTGGTACTGATGGCAAACACTGCACACAAGCAGGTTCAGACCCTTTCGCCTTTACTTTAACTCTTTTATGCCTGAATTCTTCTTTTAAAACTTTCCGTTCTAGTTCTTGTATCAGAAGTGTTGTTTCAATGTCTTTAAAAAAACACTCTACATATCTTCCCTGATTAAAAGCCTCATCAAGTTTCTTAGGTTTCATTTAAGTTTCTCCCCTACTTTTAAAATATGTCCTTTACGGAAAAACCACCATTGTTTTATTCTCCAGATTGGGTTAAGTCTGTACTTCCAAGACACCTTAAAGCCTCCAAAGCCCCAGACTTCTTTGATAGGGTCTTTTTGCCAGTAATACATAACTAGATTCCCATCATTATCGTAGCCTTCCATTACATTTGATTCTATTATCTTCTTCATATATCTTCCTTCCAACTTCTCTTTAAAAGTGGGGCGGGAGGGAATTGAACCCTCCTGCTCGGTGTTACTACAACGTAACCTCCAAGTTCCACAGCGGATTATTTGTTCCCGCTACCTCCCCTTCTCTTTAAAAGGTTATTTAAGCCACTCCTCCGATATTATTAAATGCCTTCACAAAGTTTTTTACTTTTTCTTTTGCGTGATTTTCACAGTACCAAATACCATCAATAGTGCATAAAACCTTACAAAGGTTAAGACAACCTTTCACGTTGCAAATACCACCTTTTATAGAATACTTTGGTAATCCTTTTTCCTTCACTTACTCCTGCCTTTCTTTGAAGAGAGGTTATTTAACATTTTCATAGTGTCAGGGAACATTCTTTTCCAAGCCTTGTCTATAGTTTTTTTACTTGTTTTCTTCATTTTCTTTAACCGCCTAATTTCCTTAAAAACAACTTCCCTATCTTTGTCTGGCTCAAATATGTTTCAAGATATTCCCAATCAGTTTGGGGAAATTCAAAGTGTCTAAGAGTCAAAGTGTCAGAAGCTAAAGGCTTAAGTTTCAAAGTTTTTGACTTGCGGAGAGAGAAAACGAACTCATCCCCGGGACCCCAAGCATTGCCAGGCTTCGCCCACGCGTCGCTGAGCCACAACCCACCGCCACTGTGCTCCAAGCGGAACACGCTCGGACGGCCGCCGGAAGCAGTAATAGGTTCCATTGCAATGGATAGCCACTCGTTCAAAGGTTGGTCAGTGTAATCCACTCTAAGCTGTAATCCTACTTGAGGCGGACATAGTTCTAGGCCTTCTTTTTTAGCCTTGGCAAATAATTGTGTAGTCAATACCTTTTCCGTAAAACCCAGATCACTCGCTTTAACTCTAACTAAATCAATAGTCTCATTTTTACCCCACTTAACTATATCAAGTATACTTTGGGCATAATTACTAATATTTATACCTGTTGTGTCAGGTTTCTTGCCTATTGTAATTGTTTTCCAAACTTTATATTCCTTCATTTACTCCTGCCTTTATTTTGTTGGCTAAAAAACTCTAGTGCTTTTTCTAGTTTCTTGTACAAAGGTTTATTTATTTTCCAACCCTCACTCATACTATTATTCATACTACTCAACAAACCCGCTATCTCCTCCACGTCTAGTTTTACATAGGCGTTATCCTTGCCACCCCACATAATATCTGTATCTATGTTTCCTGTAAAAGCTGTCATTTATAAGTTGCCAAGATAAGCTCCCGTATTCCAAGTTACCCAGGCGTTCCATTTGTTGCCGGATGCTTTGTAGATATTATAGGCACAATCTGTAGCTCTTATCGGGTCTAAAACTTCCTTTAAGGAGCAACCTGGTTGCTTGAAGTGTATCGAATTTATCTGCCAAAGGCCTACGTCTATTGTGCCGTTTGTGTTTATATTCCATGCTTCCTCATTGAATCCGCTTTCAGCCTGGACTATACCTAAAGCTATTTTCGCATCATATACACCAAACTTGTCAGCTATATACTTTTTAACAGGAGAATCAATTTCCCCCGTGAATTCAGGGAATGGTGCTATCTTTTCAACAACCTTGTCTTGCCTCAACTCTACCTTTAACGGCCAGTGCCAGATCATGGCAAACGTCCGTTGTTTCTTGATTTCATATTTCTGGTTAAAGTCGATTGCCTTCATCAGGCTAAACCAGCCTAAAGCTAAAAGGATAATTATGGACAGGAGCCAGAGGTAGCCATAACTGGATTTCTTTTTAGGTAAAGTATTTATTGTTGCCATGTTGCATCCTCCTCACAATGATGACAAAAATTAGTCAAACCATCAGCCATTGCAGGTTCAATAGCCTCATTACAACTATATGAAGCGTCAAAATGATCTGATAATGGGTGGGAGCAAAAATAACATCCACCAGCTTTTTTGCGTGCTATTTTGTACGCTTCATTGGCTGAGATAAATCTTTTTTCTTTTCTTGGTATGGTGTTAATTGTCATTTAGTTAAGCTCCTTTTCGTCATATTCACCTAAATATTTACCACGTTTACCAAACACTTTTACTTTACCTTGAACAAAAACTATCATTACACCTAATTTAAGGAAATCAAAAAACCAGTGTTTTATTGGTAAACCTAATTGGATTTTAACAGCCCAATAAGAAGTAGCCCCGACTTGAGCCCTGACTTGAGCCCTGACTTGATCCCCGACTTGAGCCCTGACTTGAGCCCTGACTTGAGCCCTGACTTGATCCCCGACTTGAGCCCAGACTTGAGCCCAGACTTGAGCCCTGACTTGATCCCCGACTTGATCCCCGACTTGATCCCTGACTTGATCCCCGACTTGATCCCAGACTTGGTCCCAGACTTGAGCCAATTTATATTTCCTTAATTGTTTTAGTGTAGGCAATTTGGTTGCTAGGTATGGATTAAACTTTTTATCGGAATACTTAAAACTTTTAATCTTTTTAGAGTATAAAATCAATTTGGGATTTACTTTTTTGGCTAGACTCTCAAACTCAGGCTCCAATAACTTGTCCCACTCATCGGGTACACCTTTAAGCCATTTAGCCAATTTAATATTGGTGTTAAATTCCTTTTTGATTAAGGCTTTTGCTAATTGGTCTGCTTTATCGGGATTGATTTTCTTTAAGATATCCTCGGCAGTTTGGTCATAATGGGCATTAATAAGTTTTTTCTCCCACCAAAGATATTCAAACTTGCGGTATTTATCCTCATCTATTTTCAACTGTCCGGCACTTTCAGTGTGGGAACTAGTACCCTTACCGTAAAGAGCTTTTTTGTTATTGGCGAATATCGGTATACCTTGACACATATTAGTATCCATATTAAATGGGCGCAGCTTACCCGGTTACACACAAGATACGCTTGCGCTAGGTCAGGCCGGGCGCCCATCTCCTTGCAAACTTATATCTTCTTGTTTATGAATCCAACTAAAAACTTCCAAGAAGTCATAACGCGGTATTTTACCAATGCCAACATGAATTACCGGCAATCCGACTTTTTCCCAGCGGGCAACAGTCTGTGTGGAACATCCAAGTAACTCACTTAAATGCTGGCGCGTTATTAAATTAGTATAATCAGCCATGTTTATACACTATCATAAACTATCAGGAATTGTCAAGCCCTGAACTTCACCATTGACCATTTGATAGCAAATTTGCCAATCAGTTCCAAAACTATAGATGCACATAGAAAATGTACGGTTGATACCAAGCAACTCTAACTCATCACACCAGCCTTCTACAGCCGGCACAATGACATCGCGGTGTTTATCAGGGTATTCTATCGCCGGATGGCTCTCAACCCACCTGTGAGCGTCGTAGAGCTTCTTAAAGAGGACTTTTATTTGCTCTAACTGCTCAGGCGTTCTTGGCATTATTATAAGTATTTTTTAAATAAGTATCAGTAGTTTTATGACAATTAATGCAGAGTGTTCGACCATTAGATAATATGAAACGTAGCTTGGGAAAAAACGCAAAAGGTTTTATATGATCAGCTTGCAATTTTCCTCCTCTTTTAAAACATAATTGACAAATGTAATTATCACGTTCAAATATTTTCACTCGCCTCGGAATGTTTTTTACCCAACATCCCTCTAGGATGCTCATGTGTTTTATAGTAATTCTTACGACCTTCACTGATATTTTTCTTTTCTTGCGCAGTTCTTAAAACTCCTTTATTCCAGGGTTTTGCCCCTTTTTGTGCCAATTTGCCTAGATTCAAAACTCTGTTGTATTTTTTGTGTTGTTTCATAAAGTTTTAATGCAGCTAAAAATCCTTCTCGGAAAATACTATTATCTTCAAATTTCCATACCTCAAACGCTCCATCTCTCCCAATTCTAATAATTGCTCCACCGGTATATTTTTCTTTAGGGAATTCTTCTTCGCGTGCCATTTGATATGCTGTTACTTGCATACCATATTCATTATAGTATATTCCACTACTGGTTTTCAAGTCGCCAAGATAGAGTTTCCCACTAATTTCACATATAAAGTCAAGAGTGCCACAATAGTTATATTTCTTGCTATAAACTACCTGTTCACTAGCCAAAAACTTCACCTTGTAGTCTTTTTGCCACTTCATAAATTGTTCAGTAGACTCTTTAAGCTGATCGTTAAATGGCGGAGGAGGATTTTTAGCTTTTATATAATCACTAACCCACTGATGTATAAACGTTCCAATATCCCCAGTCTCAACCTTCTTCTTATAATGGGCAGACCTGGCCTCTTTCCAAATAGTGTTAATTTGAATCTCATCATAGGCAATTCCAGGTTTAATGTTTTCTTTCCAATAGTCTGTAGCCATGCCAGCTGCCCAATTTATGAGCGCAGGCTTCGCCAAAATTCCTATGGCACTAGTCACACTTGGCACTTTTCTACCTTCATAATAGTAAGAGTGTTTAAACTCCTCAAAAGTCAATTTGACTTGTTTGTTATATAAATAGTTATCGTATGTCATTTTAAAAATAATGTTGGGGCTAAGAAACTCGGGGCAGAGACCAGCGAGCTTTTTGCACTGCACTCTTATCCTTAGCTACGAGATATTGTCTGCTCGGCGACTCACTCGAATCCCCCCAACATTAACACCTCACTTACTCTTTCTCTTTTTTATCCTTCTCCAGTCCTGCAATAAAATCGTCTGATTCTTTATCTTCCATTTTATCTATAACCGGTTCGGATACTTTGTCTTCACCTTTCGCGCTCTTGTCATTCTCGAAAGGGCTTAATTCTTTGGCAGTTTTAGCAAAAGAAATTATATTGTTATATAAATTCCCTGCGTTCTTGCCCTGTCCTTCTTGGATCTCAACCATAACGTCGCACTGTTTATCGATTATGGATTCCGGATCAAAAGACAATTTCTGATCTTTAGTCATTTCACCAAGAACAGCCTCAGCAAGTTTACCCAACCAGCTCTTTTGCCCTAAGTTCTGGCTCATGCGCTTCCAGAGTTTGCGTCCCCGGATAGACTCAATCACGTCTTTGTCATTCTCATCTTTGACAGTCATAGTTTTATTGTCCAAGACAGTGAACTCATAATTTAGCAGATCTTCTTCTATCTGTTTGAAGCTGTTAAATTGAGTTTTTAGGTTGACATCAGTGATTTGTACTGTGTATTTGTCCATAGGCAGGACGCTGAAAGTACCTTCGTTCACTTTTATGTTTGTTTTTGCACCATTTAGCATTATTTGTTCACCTCCTTTGATAATTCTTTTTCATAGCAATCGCCACAATAAGATACTTCAGACTTTTTGAATTAACTTTTGTTTTATCCTTGATACACTTTAGGGGCTTTTTTGACATCAGACATTTTTGTATTTTATCGTTGCATTTTTTACATAAATGCAATTCGTTGGGTAAATTATTATCTATACCTAATATATTCATTTAATCTCCTCAAACCATTGAGGCTTGTCTTCAACTCCTTCTTTCTCTATTTGCCAGTGCCGTTTAACATTCGGTTGAAGTCCGCGCGGCTCAACACAATTGCAATAGTAATTTCTATCCTCGCTTTGCATAAATACTACGCCGGAGCGGATAGTAGGCAGATCTTTAATCAGCTTATATTTTTTCATTAGTCTCTAGCCATTCAATAAAACTTTGTTTATTAACCCGAATAATCTTAGGGGAAATCATAATAGCCGGCAGAGGATTAACTTCGCGATTGATATAGCCCCGAATAGTCACAACATCCACACCCAAGAATTGAGCTATCTCTTCAGAAGTAATCAGGTCGGGTAGACTCTCAAGCGAAAACATAAAACCATCTTAAAACATCCATATATTTATGTCAATAGACCAAAATATACTATCTTGACAGAGAATAGCAAACGATCTATTATAGGAGAATGTCCGAATTATATCCAGCACAAGTCCAACATTTTCTTGATAAGTCGCCGGAAGATCTGGCCGAATCATTCCAAAAACAATCGAGTGGTAAACTAAGCGCGTTTTTGGTTTCCCTCAAAGAAACACTTATTAAATTTCCGAAATCCCCAAGTCTCTTAAAACTCCAACAATATCTGGTTGATGAGCTTATGAATAGAGAGCGCAAATTAGATATTATCCACAAATCAGAAGAATATCTGGACGAAGATATGGAAGAAGAAGCGCCTAATGATACCCATGAAGCAATAACCGGCAAAGCGTTAATGACAATGGAGTTTCCAGAAGAAGAATGGCTTATTGATAAAATAGTGCCTCAAGCCGGTATCACTATGTTTGTTGGTGAAGCCGCAGCCGGCAAATCGTTTATTGCGCTTGACGCTGTCCGGGCGCTTACAGGCGACTCTAAGTTTTTGGATAACTTTGAGGTCAAGACAAAATGTAAAGTTCTCATTATTGATAAAGAGAACGGTCTTCGCAGAATTCAAAAGCGCATGAAGGGTATGCAGTTTGGCGATAGCGAAGATATATTTCTACTCAAATATCCGGAGCATTTTGACCTCAAGAACGGGAAGTTTATGCAGTCAGTCAGTCAACTTATAACTACAAATAACATTAAGTTAGTGGTTATGGATTCGTTTGTTGATGTTCTTATCGGCTCAGAAAATGACGCCGGAGACACTAATGAGGTTTTTAACCTATTAAGATCAATTTCAAGTAATGTAAATTGGTTTATACTCCACCATGATTCCAAACCAATGCCACAAACTCAAAGATCTGCCGGCCAGAAAACTAGAGGCTCAAGTAATATAATCGCTCAGGTTGATAATCAATTCTATATAGAGAAGACAAAGAATCCAATGGTTATAAATATTGAACAGGGAAAATCCAGAGATAATGAGCCAGTCAAAAAGTTTCAACTGGAGTTTATAAACGAAAATGACCAAATGTCTGGATTTAAATATTTAGGGGAAGTTCAAGACGAAGTGGCTAAAGTTGATGAGGCTGCCGATTTTATAATCAACTATTTAACACAAACACCATATTCTCATAGAAAAGATATGATTGAAAATGCCACCGGCACTTGTTCAAAAACTGCTATAGACAGGGCAATTAAAATGTTGAAAGAAAAACAAGTAATAGATTCAAAGGGTGAAGGAAGAAACAAGACATTTTTTGTAACTCAAGAAATAATTGAGGAACCAGAAGAAACATGGACAGAACCACCACTATTCGAGTTTGGATAATGAAATTGTCGTGGTATTCCTTCTCAATTACTGGCGTTCTGACAACTGACAACGTATTGACAACTAACATTAATATTCTATTGTAATAGGCTAATCGTGTATTTAGGCATGATTATTGTTGTCAATGATGGGGAAAAGAAAGTTGGGGTATTGACTTATTGTTGTCAACTACCTTATGATGCCTTTGGCATCAAGGTTTGACAACGATAATCAAGACCCCTAAATTTGGGTCTTTTTTTATTGGGATTTCTTAGCATTTCTTATCAGTAATTTTTTACTATTATAATTTAATAGCGCTTTATAAGTTTTGGGGTATCTGTTCTGTAACATTCTTAAAAGATCTAATGTTGTTAGTTTTTGCATAATATAATCACCTCATTTATTTGGGCGCTTCCGCCGGTAGGCGAAATAAATTTAACTACGGTCATTTAATTTGTATATATTTAATAACTTTGTTTTTATATTTAATGGCTACTAATTTCATTTAGTTATTGTGATAAATAATTATTGACTTACAAGCTAAAAATTATTGTTTGTGCTAAGCAATAACTATTTATTTATTCATAGAATATCACAGCTTATCATCAGTTGTTAAGTAGTGAAATGGTGTATAATTTTTATGATGCCTAATATTGTAAAACCTACAATTAAACAGCGCGTTGCTTATGATAATTTAGTGGCAAATGGCGGAAATGTCAGTAAAGCGATGCTAGATGCGCATTATTCTAAACAAACTGCCAAAACTCCACAGAAATTGACAAATTCAAAAGGTTGGGGTCAATTGCTCGAAGAAAAAATTCCGGATCATAAACTTTTGCAAAAGCATAATGAATTATTGGATAAAAAAGAGTTCATGGCTGTTGGTGAACGTGGCGATAGACATATTGAACCGACTGGCGAAATTGATCCGATGGCTGTTGCTCGCGGACTTGACATGGCATATAAGTTAAAATCGAAATATCCTGCAACCGCTGTCGATGTTTCCGGCGCGATTGCTGTTGTCAAGGTTGTTGATTATGCAAAAGCGCCGATTGAGGCTGAAATTGTTCCCGACGTCGCAGAATAATGATTATGCGACGCGTTTTTGTGCCTAAAGTGTTTATTTCACTACTATGAGCCAACAAGAGCCATTATCAATTACCCTTCCATATAACTACACGCCGCGACCTTACCAGTTGCCGGTGCTTGAAGCGCTGGATAACGGCTACCGCCGTGCTGTTAGTGTCTGGCATCGTCGGAGTGGTAAGGACAAGACCTTCCTTAACTATATGTTTAAGTCGATGTATAAACGGATAGGGGCTTACTACTACTTCTTTCCTACCTACCGGCAGGGGCGGAAGGTCATATGGCAGGGGGCGGATAGGTCGGGTATGCGTTTCCTAGACCACTTGCCTAAGGCGCTCAGGAAGCGCGTTAACGATCAGGACATGTTGATCGAGACAAAGAACGGTTCGATCTTTCAAGTCGTCGGTACTGACAATATAGACGCCGTTGTCGGTGCTAACCCCGTCGGGTGTGTCTTCTCCGAGTGGTCATTGCAGAACCCTGCCGCGTGGGACTTCATACGGCCTATACTGGCCGAGAACAAGGGTTGGGCGGTGTTCGACTACACGCCGCGTGGTAAGAACCATGGGTGGACACTACTGGAGGCCGCCCGTGAGTACCCTGAGTTCTGGTATAGCGAGGTGCTGACAGTGGAGGATACAAAGGCCATAGACCCCGGTACGCTGGCGCAAGAGCGCCGGGAGATCATAAGGAAGGATGGCAACGACGCCTTCTATCAGCAGGAGTACATGTGCAACTTCGACGTACCGATACAAGGCGCGTACTATGGCGCTCAGATGATGGTAGCCGAGGAGGAGAAGCGCATCGGCGCCGTACCCTATGACAAAGGCGCCCTGGTACATACCGCGTGGGACTTGGGTATAGACGATTCAACAAGTGTCTGGTTTTTCCAAGTAGTTGGGCAAGAGTTAAGATTTATTGATTATTACGAGAACAACGGCGAGGGGTTGGAACACTACATTAAGTTCCTACAGGACAAGGGGTATACCTACGGTGACCATTACGCACCCCATGACATAGCTGTGCGGGAACTTGGGACAGGTAAGAGCCGACTGGAAACAGCAAAAGCACTGGGTATCCACTTTGAAGTGGGTAAGATGCTACCCATTGAAGACGGCATAGATGCCGTCCGTACCGTCCTTAACCAGTGTTGGTTCGATAAAATTAAGTGTAGCAAGGGTATAAGCGCCATGATTAGTTACCATAAGGAATGGGACGAAAACAACCAAGTCTTTATGAAGAAACCTGAACATGACTGGTCATCTCATGCCGCCGACGCCTTCCGGTCATTTGCTACCGGCTACCGCCGGAGGGTTTTTGATATAACGCCGGATGATGTGGGCGGAGTAAATCCGTACTTTCCAGAGATGGGAATTGCATGAAGACTGTCTATACTAACTTATCGGAAATTAACGACTTACAGACCGCTATTATGCGTTTTGTGGATAATTGGGCAAGAGTTGAAAAAACTCCCATACCGCTTCGCGAGATCATTAATGGCATGACAATGCAGGGTATCCATGACTTTACCACCATCAAGGCAATTAAAGTATTATTGAATAAAGGTTATATACGGCGCGCTATAGTTATAAGTAACAAGAGTTCTTTTGTGCAGTTGCGGGGTGTATTATGAGTGGTCGGGTTCATAAACTATTAAGAAAAACTGCTAATGTTATGGGAGTTTCTGCTAATAGACTTAAAAAGGGTTATCAGAATAAAAATCGGATAGAAAAAGCGGAAGTGCAAAAAGGATTAAAAGAATCGTTACACTTGCCATAAAATAAAAATAGTATTTAATATATAAATATGCCGGGAATCTTACTGGAAAATTTAGAACTTCAAAGTCTACTTAATATAAAAGAGGAAGGTTATAACTACCGCCAAAGGCGCGAAGAAGACTGGCGGGAAAACTACGAACTCTATCGGGACAAAGTTACTATTAATAGATTGACTCAACGGCAATCAGTGAATCTTCCACTGATGAAAACTACGCTGCGCACTTTATTAAAAGATATTGATGATATGCCGGTTATTGAATTTGAGAATTTGGATAATGATAAACAGGCAGAAGTTTTCCAGAATGAGTATTGGAAATGGACTCTTGAGTTAAATAACGCTGAAATACAGGATATTGTTGATAAAAAACAGAACTTCTTCTATGGTAGGAGTTTTGATTCTTGGCAGATTGAAGACGGAAAAATAATATTTGATATTGAGGATACTGAAGATATATTGGTTCCGCGGTTTTTGAATCCTTACGATATTGACTCTGCGCGTTCTCTGGTACATTTACATATTTTCCCTCCTTTAACAAGTCTGAAAAATAATCCTAATTATGACCAGGATGAAGTTGCAAAATTGGAAGAGTTCTTTAAAAGTCAACTTGGGATTATAAAAGCTAAAGATAATGAAAGTTCCTTGCAACAGAAAAACAAAAAACTGGCTGAGATGGGTGTTTCGGATACTGAAGACCCCGTTTTAGGTGAAACTTATGTGGAACTTACCATGTACTATGTTTTTAAGGATAAAGGTGAAGAGTGGATTGATAATCGGGATAGGTCTAAGAATACTACCGATGATGAGCAGATATTCCACTATGTTGAAGCTGAAAACCAGTGTATTTTACAAAAAAAGCCTCAAGAAAAAATAATTGGCACTACTTCAGATCATTATTGGCGCAACCATTATAGGTATAACACTTGGGGGGATGACATTGATAAACAGGACTTTTGGACGGATGGAATTGCCGATATCGTCAGAGTACCTAATAAAGTCCTCAATTCTTGGTTCTCACAGTTAGTTGAAAACCGCACGCTCCGTAATTTTGGGATGCACTATTATGATTCTTCCTTAAAGGCTGAAGGTTTTATTCCCGGTACTTTTAATCCTGTCCCGTGGGGATGGTATCCGGTTCCCGGTAGACCACAAGATGTATTGCAGAAAGTAGATATCCCTGATTTATCTGAATCGTTGGATGAAATGAATTTTGTCACCGAGATGACTGAAAAAGCTACGGGTGCAACATCAACTCAACAGGGAGTTGTGCAAACTTCCCAGAAGACACTTGGGGAAGTTCAGTTGGCACAAGCCGAAGCTAAAGCAAGAACGCAAGGGATGTCCAAGTTTTATACTCATGCTTGGAAAGACAGGGCAACCAAATTCTTAAAACTTATTGAAGCGGCATCTGACAAATTGGATGCAATGAAGATATATAAAGAAGGTAAAAACAGCAGTAATATCTTTCAAAGGGAGATATCCCCTAAAGACTGGATGACTAAGGCCGGTTACAGAGTCAAAGTCTGGAGCCAGGATGAGAAAAAGGCCAATGATGCTGATAAACTTAAAAAACTTCAGACATTGAGATTGGAAATGTTTGATAATCCAAAGGTTTTGGAAATATATCAAAGGAAGTTGGCTGAATATTCTGATTTGACACCAGATGAAATAGGTGAGATTATGCAATTTGAAGAACAGAAGAGACTTGCAATGGCGAATAATCCGCCAATAGCTATGCAACCTGGACAACCTAATATTAACGGACAACCAATGCCTCCGCAATCTCCAATGGAGATGACCGGACAGGTTCCACCAATAGCAGCATGAGTGTAACTGATGAAATAGAAGCAAGAGGGATTAATATAGAAACCCTTAACAACGCCGAAAAGGAAACTTACTTCAAAATGCTGGAGGAAGTTCAAAAGGCTCAAATGTCCCCGGAAAAACTTAGAATTTATATTCTTGACTTGAAGACAGCGGTTGAACAGGAACTTGTCAAAGTTGATTTAACTTCAGATCAAGACCTCTTTTTAAAGGCAAGACTTAAAAACTATATATTATTAGAAGCATTTCTATCTTCACCAGAACGGGCAAAACAGGCACTTGAAGAGATGATAACAAGGGTGGTGAAAGAATAATGCCATATAAATCAAAGGCTCAAGTTGGATTTATGCATGCAAAACATCCGGGAATTGCTAAAAAGTGGGATAAAAAGTATGGAGTTTCTAAGGGGATGCCAATGCATGTTGCCAAAAAGACTACGACTGTTAAGAAAAAAAAGAAGAAGAAGTAGATTTGACAAAAGATAAGTATATATATTAATCTATATTTAATGGATCCTGCATCTCAAGAAGCTTTAAATGTAATCCTTGCAAAAAATCCTGAAACTTTGAATGAAGATGATATAGAGTTTTTAAGGGCAAGACAATCTTATCTCAAAAAAGCACAATTAGATGAATATGATGGTATACTTAATCCAGTAGAGATTGAAAAAGCGCCTTTATATGTAGCCCAAAAAGATCGAAAGAACCAAACCTCCGATACAATGGAGCCGGTAAAAGAAAATGCCACAACACCATAAACCAACTAAAGAAGAGTTAGAAGCCCAGGAAAAAGCTGCACTTGAAGCTAATCCGTCTGAACCGGAACCTTCAGAACCAGCACCTGAACCTGAACTGGAGTCAAGTGAACCCGCGCTGTCTGAACCGGAACCTTCAGAACCAGCACCTGAACCTGAATTACAAACTGAACCTTCAGAAGAAGAAAAAGAGAAACTAAAAAAGAAGTTGTCTGCTTCCGCGCGGGAGAATCAGAAGATTTATGCTAAAAATAGGGTAATTAATAAGGCTTTGGCTGATGCCGAGGATGTTCCGGAACCAACAGAAGAAGAGTTATTGAAAGAATTTGGAGAAATTGAATGGGATGTAATGAGTGATACGGAAAAAATGTTGGCTAAAGAAACCTTTATTAGCCGAAAATGGCGAAAAGTAATATCAACAGCTAAAGAACAAGCTACTAAAATTGAAAAGTGGAATGAGTCAGTAGAAGAATTTGTAGATGATCCTAAAACCTTAATTGATAATCCGGACTTAGAAAGTAAAACTACTGAATTTAAGGAATTTGCTCTTCAAGAAACCAACAATAGTGTCCCAATGAATATTCTTGTTTCTGCTTTTTTACATGAGCAGACAAAAAATAAGTCAACTAATAAAAGTCAAATGTTCGAAAGAGGGAAGGGTGGATCAAATGAAAAACCAATACCGAAAGATGGAACAATAACTTTAGAAGAAGGACGTAAATTAAGAGAGACAGATTACAATAAATGGAAAGAAATGTTAGCAGCCGGTAAGATAAAATCTGATCTTTGAAGCTATTTTGCTTTTATTTCTCCTATTGACAAGGGATAAAAAATCTTATTATAGTTAAAAACAGATAACTCCAAACCCCTAACGGGACGGTAAAGAAATCTACAACTTTACCAGAATGTCAGCATACGGAACAAAATTAGCAGAAGGTTTTTCAAGCAAAGTCATGCAGTTTGTGTATGATAAGAATTTGCTTGATTCTATCGTTAACAGAAATTTTGAAGGCGAGATTAACGCAATAGGTTCCAAATTAAATATCCTCGATTTTGATAAAATTTCAGAAAAGACTTACGCGAATGCAGCCTTAACGGCAGACATCCTTACGGAAAATAATGGTCAGTTAATAATTGACCAATACAGGTCATTTTACTGGAAAGAAAAAGTCCTTGCAAAATGGCTTTCTTATATTAAACAGCCACATCCTTATATAGTTACTCAGGTCGGAAACGAAAGAGATAAAAATCTTGATACTTTTGCTCTAGGTTTTTATGGAGATATTGGAGCAGGGAATAGGATTGGAACTGATGCCAATGATGCAACTACTATAGATATAGTAGCGACCACAGGAGCTTTCACAATTTCAGGCGGAACACCGGCAGACCAGACATGGGTGGGTCGCGGAATTAAAACAGTTGGTGATTCAACGTGGCGCAGGGTTAAAACAGTTACAAATACTACAACTGGATTCATTGAAGATGACTTGGATGATGTAACTTCCCAATATAGCGGAGGTACAATTTCCAGTGCTTCTTATGTAGTTGAGGCGATTAGTGCAGTTGCTATAACGACAGCAAATATTTTGAATAAGGTTGCTACTGTAAGACAGAAACTTGATCTTGCAGAGAAAAATGGAAATTCAGCAGTACCGGATTCAGACAGATTTGCAATTTTGCCTCCTGAGTTTTTCACAATACTTACTCAGGGAACTGGAATTGCCCTTCATGTAGACGAAGCTTTTCAGGATCTGGTTAAAAAAGGTTACATGGGCGAATTACAATCATTCAAACTTTTCAAGAGTAACAGACTTACCGGTAATAACACAGATGGTTATCACTGCATCTTCGGACATCAGAATTGGCTTACATTTGCAGAAAAAGTGCTTGATGCCAGAATGGAAGAAGACCTACCCGGAGATTTTGGTACAGCTTACAAAGACTTGTTTGTATACGGAGCTAAAGTTAAAGATATAGCCAGACACCAAGCAGCGGAATTATTCGCAACATTCTAAAGCTTGGTAGATAAATAATTAATACAAGCCTAAAGCTTAAAGCCTAAAGCTCAACAAAAGCATTAGGTTTGGAGAATAGGCTTTTTTTAGAGGAAAAAATGGCAACATTTGAAATAAAAGAAAATTTATCAAGAGAGAATCGGGATGAACTCACTAGGATTGAGGCAATTGCCAGTGCATTTAGAAACACAATAGAAGCAGCTTTTATTGCTGCACTTGACCCTTATGTAGCGAATAGGGTTTTGAGATGGGACACACAACTTGTCCAGGGTTCTACAAATCCAACTCATTTGTCAACAGATTTAATTTTGGAAGCGGAAGGGAATACACTCCCTACGGGATATTCCGGGTTCAGAAAAGGTGCAGTTTTCTATCTTTTAAGTAGAACTGGTGGAAATGTCTATATTAATACAGGCACATCAAGTGTAGCCCAATGGTCTAACCCGCAACCGGAAGTAGCATCACCATCTACATCTATGAGTCCATCACCATCTTTAAGTCCTTCACCATCCGTATCGCAGAGTCCAAGTGTTTCCGGTTCGGCATCAGGTAGCGCGAGTGGTTCACGATCAGCAAGTGCCAGTGCTTCACGATCAGCAAGTGCCAGTGCTTCAGCTTCCCTTAGTGCATCAGCATCTGTCAGTGCCAGTGCTTCAGCTTCCCTTAGCCCATCAGGTTCAGTATCATCCAGTGTTTCAAAGTCAGCGAGTCCATCAGGTTCAGTATCATCCAGTGTTTCGGCATCTGCTTCGCCTAGCGGCTCAAATTCAGCCAGCGCCTCTGCATCAATTTCAGCAAGTGCATCTGCAAGCGAATCAAGGTCACAATCGCCTTCTAAGAGTCCATCATCAAGTCCGTCACGCTCGGTATCTAGATCACTTTCACCATCTGGTAGCGCAAGTCCGTCCGGTAGTGCATCAAGATCATCTAGCGCATCTCTTAGCCCGTCACCATCGCTTTCACCGTCGCAGAGTGCATCGCCAAGTGCATCAATATCATTTCCTTAATATATGAATAAAACAGATTACAATTCTAATTTAAGCTTAAATTTAAAAGCAAATGGTGATACAGTAATTGCCGGTAAATATGATTTGATTGCTGTGGTTATAAATACTAAGGGCGGATCTTCTAATACATTAAAGATTTATGATAATACTGCTGGGACAGATGGAATTAGGGCAAGTATTGATACAACTGCCTCTGTTGGACGATTAGAATATGGTATTCCTTTTCTGGATGGTATTCATATAGTTATAGCAACTGGCACAGCCCCAGACATTACTGTTATCTACAGAGAATCAATTCACGCTTAACTATTGACAGGAGATAAAACTCTTGTGTAAATTATGTGTATGAGGCGTGTTGACTTCCTTCTTCCCGAGGATTCCCTTAATTTCCTTAAATCACGCGAAGGAACACTTTCTGAACATATTAGATGGGCAATTGATCAATATATCCATAAATTAAGACAAGAAGAAACAAGACTCGCCCAAAATGCGAGTTCTTCGGCTTCTTTAAAAGGAGGTGACGATGGACAAACAACAAATAGTTGAAGGGGAAATGTTGACACCTATTCCAAGGGAACAAGGTGAATCAATAACTATGGATTTTCCTGACGCTATACGCGAAGTTGTTAGTGGTAAAAAAGTAACTCGGATTGAATGGGCAAATACTGATTATGGTTTTGTGAAAGATGAATGGTTGACGATTTCTAGGGATGGTAAATTTCATACATGGCTTATATCTCAAGGTGACATGGACGCAAATGATTGGATAGTGGTGATAGATGCAACAAAAAATTGATTTAACAGTTTGTATTCCTAATCGTAATTCACCTTTCACTGCTAAAACCATAGAAGATGTACTTAAAAATGCTGGTTGTAGTGTTGAAGTTATTGTGAATGTAGATGAACAGTGGCCTGAACCACTTTCAGAGGATGAAAGAGTCCACTATATCCATCCAAGCGCCCCTGTGGGGCTTAGAGCGGGTGTTAATGCCTGTGTAGCGATGGCAAAGGGTAAATACATCCTGAAAACAGACGATCATTGTGCTTTTGGAGAGAACTTTGGCAAAATCTTAATTGAAAATCATAAAGAGGATAACTGGGTGCAGATTCCAAGACGTTATGCATTGGATGCTGAAAACTGGCAGATTGAAGAACAAAACAATAATAAATACCCGGTTGACTATATGTATATTGATTTTCCGCGCAAAGGGAAAGATCATGATGATGGGATGCATGGAGTTCCTTGGAAAAGGGATAGGATAGAAGAGATAGATGATACTCCTAGTATGCAAGGTTCTTGTTACTTTATGTTAAGAGATTATTTTTACAAGTTAGGATTAATGAGTGAAGAGGGATATGGACAATTCGCTCAAGAAGCTCAAGAGATAGGTTTTAAGACATGGTTAGGTGGCGGCGCTCTGAAAGTAAATAAAAAGACGTGGTATGCACATCTTCATAAGGGGAATAAATATGGGCGATTCTATAATTTTCCGGGTGGGACAGTAGAAGCATCGAGTTGGAGCGCTTCCCATTGGTTAAATGATGAAGAACCCAATATGGTTCATAAATTTGAGTGGTTTATAGATGAGAAGTTCCCAGGTATGCCAACGTGGCCTTTGGATTGGAAAGAGCAAATAAAGGAGATGGGATGGACGAGCTAAGTAAATTGGGGATTAAATACGGCACAGACAAAATAGGCAAGCACAATTACTTGCCTGTCTATTATGACCTATTCAAAGATAGACGAAATACGGTCAAAAAAGTTCTTGAAATAGGTACGGCTGAAGGTGCAGGATTATTTATGTTTAGAGAGTTCTTCCTTGCAGCGACAATTTACGGAGCTGAAATTGATCAAAAGCGTGTTGATCTTATGAAAGGTGAAGATCGAATAGAAGTATATAAGTGTGATCAGACAAATGAAAATGATCTTGATTCAATAATTGAAAAGATCGGTTCAGATATTGATTTTGTCATAGATGACGGTTCTCATAAACCAGAAGATCAAGTATTTACCTGTTTGGAACTAATGCCTTTATTAAATAAAGAGGTTACTTATGTAATTGAGGATGTTGCTAAACCTGAAATTGCAGAATTTTTGCGTAATAAATATGAATGTGCAGTAGTTGAAGTCGGTAAGCGCTATGATGACAGGTTAATAATAGTGAGGCACGAAAAATGACAATCGGATTTACCTGTGGCACATTCGACCTTTTTCATGTAGGGCATATTCTTATGCTAAAAGAGGCTAAAAGTGTCTGTGATTATCTAATTGTAGGGATTCAGACAAATCCTCAACTTGATAGAAAAAATAAAAGAAAACCTATTCAGTCTTTATTTGAAAGAATAGCACAAATAAAAGCTTGTAAATATGTTGATAGAATTGTTGTTTATGAAACTGAACATGATCTAGAGGATTTATTAAATTTTATGGATATAGATATTAGAATAGTTGGAGAAGATCATGAGGGTAAATCAATAACAGGACAAGAAATTTGTAAAAAAAGAAATATACCAATTTATTACAACTCTAGAAAACATAATTTTTCAACAACAGAACTTATAGAAAGGATTAAAAATGGCAAAACTTAGTATTTTAATTCCATGCCGGAATGAACCCTATTTGAAAAAGATGGTAGATGACATCTTTGTAAAAGCTTCTGGTGAAATTGAAGTTATAGTTGTTTTAGATGGTTTAACGATACATCCACTACCAGATGAAAGGCCAAATTTGGTCTTTATCAAAAAACCAGTATCAGAAGGTTTAAGACCTGCTATCAATGATGCTGCCAAAATTGCGACAGGTAAATACATAATGAAAGCAGATGCTCATGTAGCATTTGCTTCCGGATTTGATGAAGAACTTCAAAAGGATTGTGAAGATAACTGGATTGTAATTCCGCGCCGTTACGATTTAGATCCTATTGAGTGGAAACCAATACCAAATACAGATATAGATTATTACTATTTAGGTTTCCCCTGGGGTAGACCGGATTTTATAATGTCTGATTTACGTTGGTTTACAAGAGCAATTGGGAGAAAAGATATTATGATTGACGATACTATGACTTTTGGAGGAAGTGTTTGGTTTACATCAAAAGATCATTTTAATAATTTAGGTGGGATGAGTAGTGAAGGTTATGGCACGTTTAATTTAGAACAACATGAATTAGGATTAAAAACTTGGTTAGGCGGAGGACGTGTGGTAGTTAATAAGAATACTTGGTATGCCCATTTTGGGCAGGATTATCGTTTACGGCCATATCATAATACTACTGATTCTAGTATTAGTATGGGTGTAACCATACAAGCAGGAATATGGTCAACTCATTATTGGATTGAGAATAAATGGAAGGATAGAATACATGATTTTGATTGGTTAGTTGAGAAATTTTGGCCTTTACCTACTCCGGGTCATCGTACTGGAAAAGAAAGACATACATGGCCTTTAAATTGGAGAGATTATTACGAAGGGAGAATTACAGAACTTTGTGGTTTAGCTAATAAATACGGTTCTGACAAATGCCCACCGACTCATCAATATACTCCGCGTTATTTTGAAGTCTTAAAAGATAAACGGGATTTAATTAAAAAAGTATTGGAAATTGGTGTGGGGAATCCGGAGACCATGACTCACATTGAAAATTATACAGTAGGAGCAAGCTTACGGATGTGGAGAGACTTTTTTCCAAATGCGCAAGTTTATGGTGCTGATAATGATCCGGCAGTCATGTTCAAAGATGATCGGATTGAAACATTTTTGGTTGACCAAAGAAGTAAAAAGGATTTAGAAAACTTAATTGCAAAAATAGGCAATGATATTGACTTAGTAATTGATGATGGTTCTCATCTCTTAGAAGACCAAATATTTAGTTGTAAAACATTGATGCCGCTACTTAAAAAAGATGTAATTTACGTTGTTGAGGATATTGCAGATCATAATGCTTTAATGCAGGGACTCAGTGATTATGACTGCGAATACAAAATGTTTAAAGAAAAAAGCGGTTTTACTGATAGATTAGTTTTTATAAAGCATAAAAATGAGTAAAGTATCAATTATTATTCCGGCTAGGGCTGAGAAGTTTGAGAATCTTTCAAGAACTATTGAAAGTATACGCCAAAATGCAACTGGTGAATATGAAATTATTATTGGTTTTGATGGATTACCACATTTTCAATTCTTCGATGCAAAAGTTATTAATTTCCCAAATGTTGTTGGTATTAAAACTAATATCAATGCTATGTGTGCAATGACTACTGGTAAATATATTTACAAATCAGATGCTCACTGTTCTTTTGGTAAAGGCTTTGATGAGATCTTACAAGCTGATATGCAAGATGATTGGATTGTTATGCCTCGTTTTTATATTTTAGATGGTAAAACTTGGCAGTGGCAGGATGAGCGGTTTTATGATTATTTCTATCTTTCCTGCCCCTTCACAGACCCTAGAGGGTTTAGATTTAAAGCCGGTGGGCATTGGCCGGAAATGACACAAGAACGTCTTACAAGTCATCCCACAGTCGATGAGACACCACAGATACACGGTTCTGGATGGTTTATGACAAAAGACAGGTTTTTTGAACTTGGTGGTTTTCCGAATATTGATCCTTATGGTCACGCGCAAGAACCTATATGGCTTGCTTTGAAAAATTGGTTGATAGGTGGCAAAGTTATGGTCAACAAAAAGACATGGTACGCTCATCTGCATCAACAGGGGAATAAACGTGGATACCAGATGGACAAAGAACAGGAGAACAAGAGTTACGATATTGCTGCCCGACATTTTGTAAGAGATAAAGGTAATTATTTACACAATTTTGAGTGGTTTGTTGAGAAATTTTATCCAATGCCAACGTGGAATCCAAATTGGAAAGAACAACTTATTAATTGGCAGAAGGAGAACGCTTAATATGTTTTCTAATACGTCTTTTTTCAGTTTTCTCATAAATACGCATACATTCTTTGCATTTTCGATGGCCTCTATTGTCAGAGCTAAGTGGATGTCCATATTTGCAAAGAGTTTTTCTAGCATTTATAGCAGTTACACCATTTCCTTTGAGAGTATTTTCCTTATGACTTATAAGTTGAAGATGATTGGGGTTAACACAAGCTCTGTTATTGCAAATATGGTCAAGTTCTTTATCAGCAAAACTTTTCCATTGAGGTATCTCACCATTCTCCCAAATATAGAGAAGTCTATAAACTCGCCATATTTTGCCTCTAAACGAAATTCTTCCATAACCATTATCCAATTTTCTAGTCCAATTCCAGCATTTAGTACTTGGATCAACAGAAATATACGAAAAAATACGTTTAGCTTCTTTTTGTGTGAACATACGCAAATTATACCATATTATTTGCGTGATTGTAAGGAGGGAATTATATGAAGACTTTAGCGCATAAGAAGGCATTAGATATTTTAATTGATTGTTACAAGCGAAAAGGTGTGGTATTTACAATGGGTTGTGGCGGATCAGCTTCAACTGCTTCCCATTTTGCTGCTGATTTAGCTAAAACGGTGGGTGGATTTAAAACAATTTCACTGGTAGATAATACTCCTTTAGTCAGCGCTATAACTAATGACTTAGGATGGGATAGAGTATTTGATTTCCAACTAGATTCTTGGCTTACAAAAAATGATGTTTTAGTTGGATTTTCCGTACATGGTGGCAGTGATGATTGGTCACAAAATCTGGTTAGGGCTATGAAACTCGCCAAGGAAAGAAAAGCTAAGATTATTGGGTTTACAGGTAGAAGTGGTGGAAAAATGAAAGAGATGGCTGATGCTTGTCTTACCGCTCCAGGTGATACATGGGATACAGTAGAAGGGGTACATAGTGTTCTTGCTCATGACGTAATATTTGACTTAAAGGAGAGGTTAAAATGAGTGGTATATTTTATGACTCTGCAAATCTTGTTGATTTTAAAAAGTGGTTTGATGCCGGGATACTTGGAGGGGTAACAACTAACCCAGTAATTTTACAAAAAGAGGGAGTATTTAATATACCGGAACATATTTCAAAAATGATTGATATTTGTGGTATAAATTTTCCGATATCAATTGAAATTCCAGATTCTACTTGGTCTATAGGGCAAATGGTTGATCTTGCACGTTTATATAATAAAAAATTTCCTACTAATGCTGTGATTAAAATCCCTATGGATTGTAGGGATTCACAAAAATCATTTGAAGTTATGAATATTTTAAATTATGAAGGTTTACAAGTTAATGCTACTTTAGGGTTAACAACTGGACAGTTAATTGGGGCTATGGAAACCCATGCTACTTATATCAGTCTGTTTTGGGGAAGATGTGAGGAGACAGGGGGCATTGGGGCTGAAAAAACTTTAACTACAGTATTAAAATACCGCGAAGTACATAATTTAGATTCAAAGATAATTATTGGCAGTATACGAAATGTAAATCAAATTGATACTGCTTTTCTACTGGGAGCAGATATAGTCACCATCCCGCCAAAATTATTAGAAGAATGGATGTTTACAAAAAGAGGTGTAGAAACAGCAGACCAGTTTAACAATGCCTATCTGGAAATTAAGGATAAAGTGACTTTAATATGAATACTTACGAATATATTGTAAATAAATACAAGATTAATGTTGGGCATCAACATTTAATTGATGTTGAAGGAATGGTTGGAAGTGTTGCGCTTTCAAAGTTGTTTGCAGAACTTAATTTTAACTTAGGTGCTGAAATTGGGGTTGATAAAGGTGAATTTTCAGAAGTTCTTTGTAAAGATAATCCAAACTTACACCTTTATAGTGTTGATCCTTGGATGAAAATTGCCTATGAAGATGGTAATCCGTATCGGGATCAACAAGAAAATTTTGATTTAGGTTATGAAGAATCAACTAAAAGACTTGCGCCATATAATTGCACTATCATGCGAAAAACTTCGATGGAAGCCCTTGCAGATTTTGAAGATAAATCACTTGATTTTGTCTATATTGACGCCAACCATGACTTCCCCAATTTTACAATGGATTTACATTATTGGATAAAGAAAGTAAGGCCGGGAGGAATTATTTCAGGACATGATTATGCTTATTTTTCATATAGTAAATTTAATCATGTTAAAAGGGCATTAATCGCTTATGCTCGTTCTTACAGAATGATTCCTCTCTTCGCTGTTATGTACGACGTAAATGGATTGAAACGGGATCATTTCAGGAGTTGGTTTTATGTTATACCCGATAACGCTTGAACATTTCGGTAGACGCACTGCTTTAATAGATCTTTTTAGAGATCTTAATTTTAAGGTAGGTGTTGAAATTGGGACAGATCATGGTGATTATGCCAGAAATTTGTGTGCTGGGATTCCAGATTTAAAGTTGTACTGTATTGATCCTTGGGTTGCTTATACAGAAGGTAATGATGTTAAGAGCCAACAAGATGTAGAAGTAATCTACCAACACGCTCAAAAGAAACTTGAACCGTTTAATTGCCATATTATTAGGGAAACAAGTATGGATGCGCTTAAATATTTCACACCTAACAGTATGGATTTTGTGTTTATTGACGGAAATCATGAGTATGACCATGTTTTAGAAGATATTACGGCATGGGAGAAGATTGTTAGGCCGGGCGGGATTATTTGTGGACATGATTATAAAGTAGATCCAGTTAATAAATATGGAGTTATAGAGGCAGTTCAAAAATATACAACTGATAACAGGATATGGCCTTGGTTTATTCTAAGTGCTGGTGGTCGATTAGTTGATTGTTGGATGTGGAGGAAAATATGATAAGTATATTTGCAAAACGGGCTTTTTTGAATACTAATCCTTATAGCGCTTTTGAATCAAAAGAAAAGTCATATAAAGGGTATGGGCATCTTCAGCGTGTATCTTCAATGATTCGGGCAGATCAAATAGCTAATTATCTTGGAGCAAAACTTAATCCCGAAAACGGATATGAAAATGATATATGTATTTACGTTAAACCAATGGTCAGAAAAGATGAGGATTTTAAATTTGAAGGTAAAAGATCTTATTTAGATATTGTAGATGGTCATAATTTAGGACAATTAATGTTAAAACATCCGGAAGTCGGAGTTATCGTCTGTTCACAAGCAGATTATGAAATTATGTCAAAAGAACTACCTAACAAAGTAGTTTTAATTCCTCAACACCATTGTAATTTTGAAAGAATTAAAAGAAATTTAAATGGAATTAAAACAGTCGGAGTTATTGGTACAAAAAGTGCATTTGTATTTCTTCCTACAGGATTGAAAGAGGCATTGGCGAATAGGGATATAAAACTTTTGGAATATTCAAATTTTTTCTCTAGAGAAGATATTATAGATTTTTACTCAAAAATTGATATTCAAATTGTTTGGAGACCATATAAAATGAGACTTTCAAATCCATTAAAATTAGTAAATGCTGCTTCTTTTGGAATACCTACTTTTGCTCTTGATGAAAATACTTTTAAAGAGATTCAATGGTATGCCCCGGTTGAAAATTTGAATCAATTTTTAGATAAATTAGATGCGTTTATGGCATTTCCACAACTTTATGAAGATTTTTCCGAACATTGTTTTAAAGAAGCTGAAAAATATCATATAGATAATATTACAAAGTTATATAAAAATTTATGATTATAACGCAAACACCTTTAAGAATTAGTCTATTCGGAGGAAATACAGATTTTCGGGAGTATTTTCTTAATTATGGGGGGTTAGTTCTGACTACAACCATAGATAAATATATCTATTGTATAGTTAAAGAAAGATTTGATAAAAAAATTATTATAAATTATTCAGTTAAAGAATCCGTTGACGATATAAAAGATATCAAACATGAATTAGTAAGAGAAGCATTAAAATTATTAGGAATAACACATGGGATAGAAATTTCATTTATGGCTGATATTCCAAGTGAAGGAACGGGTTTGGCATCTTCCAGTAGTGTGTTAATTGGACTTTTAAATGCTTTGCATAATTATTTAGGAGAAAATGTCAATCCTAAACAATTAGCTGAAGAAGCTTGTTACATTGAGATAGATATTCTCAAAAAACCTATTGGAATACAGGATCAATACGAAATTGCCTATGGAGGATTAAGAAAGTTTGAATTTAATAATGAAATAAAAACTGAAAGAATTAATATTTCAGATTCTCTAAGAGAAGATTTAAATAACAGTTTAATGTTATTTTATAGTGGAATTACTCGTGAAAGTAATAAAGTCTTATCGACTTTTGATGTGGTAAAAAATAAGCTATTATTAGATCAAACCAAGAAATTGGCTGATGATGCAATTATAACTTTGTTAAAAGGTGATTTAAAGAGAATAGGACAGCTTCTTGATATTTCTTGGGAGTTAAAAAAGAAAACAAATAATAAAGTTACCAATGATGGAATTGATTTAATGTACCAAAAAGCTAAACAAGCTGATGCAATTGGAGGAAAGATAATTGGAGCCGGGGGTGGTGGATTTTTATTAATAATGTTTCCTGCTAATAAGAGAGCAAAAATTAGAGAAGCATTAAAAGATTATAAAGAAATGCCTTTTAGATTTAGTAAATTTGGGAGTAGAGTTATTTTAAATATATAGTTGAAAGGATTTATATATGAGTTCAATTTTAGTTACAGGTGGCGCTGGCTTCATAGGAAGTCACTTAGTCGATCGCCTTCTGCGTGAAAATAATTGGGTAACATCTATAAGTGGGCATAGTGATAAAGTCACTGTTATTGATGACTTTTCTATGGGCAAGAGAGAAAACCTTCCCAAACACCCCCGTTTAAAAATTGTTGAGGCTTCTATATTAGCTGATATTGGTTATTTATTTAAAGGGATTGATATAGTTTTCCATCTGGCTGCTTTAACTAAACCTACATGGTCATTGCTTCATATACCGGAAACTAATCACATAAATATAGATGGAACAGTTAAGATTTTGGAACATTGTAGAGATTATAAGATTAAAAGATTGGTTTTTGTATCAAGTTCAGCAATTTATGGTGAACAGAAGAAATATCCGACAAGTGAAGATGCTATCCCTAATCCTATGAATCCTTACGCGCTCACAAAGTTGATAGGAGAACAGTATTGCAAACTTTTCCAGTTAATGTATGGATTGGAAAGTAATTATATACGACCTTTTAATGTTTATGGGAAAAGACAAAGTCCTGTGGGAGAATATGGCGCTGCTGTGCCAAAATTCATTGATAGGATAAATTCGATTAAAAATGATATAGAAACAGGCGAAATTCCTTTCATTACTGGTGATGGGGAACAGACAAGGGACTTTATTTATATAGATGATGCTGTAGATATTATGATTCGGGCATCAAAGTCAAAGGTGTTTGGAAGGGCGTTTAATGCAGGAAGTGGAAAAAATATCTCAATAAATAAATTGTATGACAAAGTAACAACGATAATGAATGAAAAAGTTAAACCTTTCTATGCAGATGCAATTTTTGAACCAAGACAAACATTGGCAGATATGACACAAGTTAAAAAGATATTAGGTTGGAAACCAAAAATCAGTCTTGAAGAAGGGTTAAGAAGAACTATTAATGGATAAATTAATAAAAATACTTTGTGTTTGTAATAAAGGTGAATGTCGAAGTGTTGGGGCTAGAATGTGTCTTAATGAACGCGGGTATACAAATGTAATCGCTATCGGCGTAACTAATACATCAATGAAAACATTGGCTATGCTTTGGAATTGGGCTGATTTAATTTTGTTGGCAAAACCTACACATAATGTATTTTTTCCTATATCAGATAAAGTTTATACAAAATTTACCATTGGTGAAGATAGGTGGCAAGACCCTTATAACAAAGAATTACATAAAATTATAAATAAAAAATTAGATTTGGTAGGGTTAAAATGAAAGTAGGAATTGTCGGATATGGCTGGGTAGGAAAAGCGATGCATAAATTATTTCCGGAAGCATTGATTCATGACTCTGTTCCTACTTTTGCATCAAGATGGACAAAAGAACAGATTAATGAGTGTGATATTGCTTTTGTTTGTGTCCCTACGCCAGCAATTGATGAAGGCAAACTTGATACTTCTATTGTTGAGGAAGTAATTGTGTGGTGCGAATGTCCTTTTCTTGTTATTCGTTCAACTGTAAATCCGGGCGATTGTGACAAGTGGATTAAAAAATATAATAAGAAGATTTTGTACCAACCGGAATTTTTAGGGGAGACACCAAATCATCCACTCTTAGATCCCAAAACAAGGCAGTGGTTGGTAATTGGTGGGCAAGATTATAAAACAAGAAGAAAGTTAATCGAACTCTATACAACAGTCTATAATGCCAATATAACAATCAGACAACTTTCTCTTTTGGAAGCTGAGATTGTAAAACTTTCGGAGAATAGAGCAATTTCGTTTAAGGTTGCACAAATTCAAGAGCTATACGATGTATGCGAAAAAGCAGATGTAGATTTTTATGTTATCCGCGAGGCGGTTTATGGTGATGATTCCCGTTTTGATCTGTGGTGGTCGTTCATATTTCCAGATAAAAGAGGATTTCAGAGTAAGTGTTTGCCAAAAGACGTTTATGCTTGGTGTGCATGGGCAGAAAGTCTAGGTTATAAACCAGAAATTACAAGAGCAATTTTGGAGAAAAATAAAGAATGGATACGATAGAACTTAGTATATTGATTCCGGCCAGAAATGAAGAATTTCTGGGTCGCACTATTCAAGATATATTTGAAAATAGTGAAGCAGATACTGAAGTAATTGCCATCTTAGATGGTTATCTTCCTGATCCTGCTCTTAAACCAGACCCAAGATTAACAGTTATTTATAATCCGGTTTCAGTAGGCCAACGTGCTGGAACAAACCAAGCTGCCAAAATAGCTAGAGGTAAATACTTAATGAAGGCAGATGCTCATCTGGCTTTTGATAAAGGTTTTGACAGGAAAATGTTAGAAGCCTTCAAAGAAACAGGTGATAACGTAATTATGATTCCTATGATGCGCAATCTTCATGTGTTTGATTGGGTATGTCCGGAAGGCCATAGGCGCTATCAAAGTCCTTCAGGCGCTTGCGAGACGTGTGGTAAACCAACGGTAAAAGATATTGTTTGGATTCCTAAAAAGAGTCCAACTACTCATTCTTTTACTTTTGACAAAACGATGCATTTTCAATACGATTCAGCATATTCTAAAAGACCAGAAGTACAAAAAGGCATAGAAATTAATGGAGTTTACAATCCAGACTTGCGGGAATCTATGAGTATTCAAGGATCCTGTTTCATGGTCTCCAAAGAAAAATACTTTGAACTAGATATTTGTAGTGAAGATTTCCATTCATGGGGACAGCAAGGTGTTGAAGTGGCTTGTAAGACGTGGCTTTCTGGAGGACGAGTATTAGTTAATATGAAGACTTGGTATGCTCATATGTTCCGAACTCGCGGTGGCGACTTCGGCTTTCCCTATTCTAACCCTCAAGACAAAGTTAATGAGAACCGGGAATTATCGCGGGAATTGTTTCAAAAAGATCAGTGGCCTCTTGCTACCCGGAAGTTTCAATGGCTACTTGATAAGTTTAATCCGCCAGACTGGGGAGTCAGCAAGGGGGGTATATTTTATACTGATTCGCAGTTAGATGAGAAGATTGCCAAACCTGTCAGAGATAGGCTCCAAAAAATAAGTCAGGATAAAAAGATTAACATAGTCAGTGCCTCTTTAAAGAAAATGGATTTCGGAGTTAAAAATGTGCGCTTCCCGTCACTCACGAAAGGATATTATGCTATGCATAAACAGATTTTGGGAGCTTTGGAGAATAGTAAGGATGAGATTATATTTTTTACTGAACATGACGTACTTTATCATCCTTCACACTTTGACTTTGAACCAAAGGATAAAGAAACCTTTTATTACAATCAAAATTGTTGGTATCTTAGAGATGATGGACACGCTTTGCACTATGACGTTAATCAATTATCAGGGCTTTGCGTATGGAGAGAAACTGCAATTATTCATTTTAGGGAGAAGCTCGCAAGAATAGAAAAAGAGGGTTTTTCGCGTAATATCGGTTTCGAGCCAATGACTCATCATAGAGTCCAATGGGAAAATGAGTTTAAAATGGACACTTGGAAATCTGAGTTTCCCAATATTGATATTAGATTTGGTATTAACTCTACCGGTATGCGCTGGAAGAAAGATCAATACAGGAATCAACAGTTACTTATTAATTGGCAGGAAACAGATAATGAGATTCCTGGTTGGGGCAAAACTTCGGAAATTCTTCTTGTCTTTAAGTAAAATTATATTCTAATCTTTAGATATGACTTTACTTGATAATCTTAGTGCTTATTGGAAACTTGAAGATTTAGTTGATTCTACGGGCAATGAAACGGCACTAACAAATAATGCCGTAGTTACTTTTATTGCAGGTAAAATTAATAATGCTGCCCATTTTGTCGCCGCTTCTTCCCAATATTTAAGTCACGCCTCAACCGCTAATTTACAAACAGGTGATATAGCTTGGACTATGAATCTTTGGGTTAAATTAACAGATGAAACTGCTAATCAAGTCTTTATTTATAAAGGTGATGCTAATAACAGTACTTTTGAGTATGTAATTTATTATCAGTCCTCTGGTGACCGTTTTAAATTTAATGCAGCGGCAACTACAGTTACGGCTGACAATTTTGGCTCTCCAACAGCGGGTGTCTGGTATATGATAACTGTCCAACACGCAGGGGCGGGTGGCGCAATCACTATTCAAGTTAATAATGGTACGGCGAATTCTGTGGCGGGCGTTACGGGAGTGTCTAATGTAACACCGTTTCAAATAGGAGTTGATGGTTTAACTATACCCCATGCCTACATGAATGGCGACATTGACGAGGTAGGTTTCTGGAAACGGGTATTGACGGCTGCCGAAATTACTCAGCTTTACAATAGTGGGGCAGGTCTTCCTTATGAACAATTTGGTGGTAGTCCTTCTCTTTCATTCTCAGCCAGTCTTTCACCTTCAGCATCTTTAAGTCCATCAGCCAGTGCATCAGCTTCTGCCTCAGCGTCTATTAGTAAATCTGCTTCCGCCAGTCTTTCTCCAAGCGCCAGCGCCTCAGCATCTGAATCAAAGTCCCTCAGTCCGTCAGCCAGCGCCTCAGCATCTGAATCAAAGTCCCTCAGTCCGTCAGCCAGCGCCAGTCCATCAGAAAGCCCTTCATTTAGTCCTAGCGTCTCAGCATCGTCATCAGTTAGCGCTTCTGCCAGTGCCTCTTTAAGTCCCTCACGTTCACTATCCCCTTCCGCTAGTAGTTCAGCTTCTCTATCCCCCAGCGCTTCTGCCTCTCCGTCCCCGGCAGAATATGTAAATAAATATTCAATAGTAGGGAATACCTATACAGATAAATATACGAGTACGCTATGAACTCTGTTAATCCTTGTACCAAATATCTAACCAATGGCTGTTGGATATATATGGTTCCTCAATTTAAACCGGAAAATGTTCTTGTTTTGGGTTTTGCTGGGGGAACAGTTGCGGGACTTATTAAATTAATTTACGGAGATATTCCTATTACAGCAGTTGATATTAAAGAGTGTATAGATAATTATGGAGTAAATTTAATAAAAGCCGATGCTGAAGAGTATATTAAAACTGCTCCTAAATTTGATGTAGTTATAGTTGACCTTTTTAAAGATTTTAAGATGTGTGATTGTGTACTAACAAATGAATTTGTAGCGGATTTAAGTAAGATTTCTAATTATATTATATTAAATACTTTAAAAGAACCTGATTTAAGAGCTTATAGAAACTTAAATAGATATGGTTCAAATAAACCTAATAGGGGAGCAAATAGAATATATTACTTTGGAGTTAAACAGTATGACAATCTAATTATATGAAATTAATAGCTTTTATTGTAAATTTCTTAACTCTTAGTATAGGTTCTTTTATTAATCTATTTATAAATATAGAAAAATGGAAACCTATTCATCTATGTTGGTGGTTTGAGAAGAATAATCTACCAATTCCTAAATATTTTATTGGGTTACAATCTCCTTCGCTTTCTCCAAGTGCATCTGCTTCAGCCAGTGCTTCTAAATCTTTAAGCCCATCGGCTTCTGAGTCTAAAAGCGCATCTAAGTCTCTTTCTCCTTCGGCTTCTTTAAGTCCGTCAGCTTCTAAGAGTCCTTCTGCTTCCTTGAGTCCATCGGCTAGCGCTTCTCCCAGCATAGCAGCCGCAGAAGCTAAATTTTTAGAACCTGGCGGAGATGCCGATTTCGGATTTAATCTGTGGGCTTCTACAGTTGGCTCTCCGACAATAGTTACAGATTTTGTTAACGGCAGTCATATTAAATCCATAAAGTTCGCTCCCAACGTCAGTCAAAAAGTTGTAACCGCTTTTGGAATTTTAGCTGATTCGGGCGCCAGGTTTAGCGTTTGGATATATTTAGTTGCCTTACCCAGCGCTACGGCAACCATTGTCCAATTCCAAGACGGGGTGGGAAGCACCTCTTTTCAAATTAGGCTTACTAGCGCCGGTGTAATAAATCTAGCCGATGCTTCCCTTAACCAGATAGGGGCTAACGGAGCAACCCTTTCAACGGCAATCTGGTACAGAATTTCGGTAGCCTACACCATCACTTCGACAACTGTTAACAGAATTGAATTATATGTTAATGGGACTTCTAGTATTTCTGTAACCAACGGGACAGTCTCTAAAACAGGGACAAGCAGATTCCTGATGGGCAATAATGATCCTGACTCTTCACTTGATTTTCGTTCGAGCGACCATTATGTAGACAATAGCTCTTCCCTTCTTGATCCAGGAAATATTTGGGTTACAGCTAAAAGACCTAATGCAAATGGAACAACAAATGGATTTACTACTCAAATAGGTAGTGGTGGTTCAGGATATGGTACAGGACATTCACCTCAAGTAAATGAACGGGCTTTAAGTACTGTTAACGGGTGGGAATTAAATACTTCTTCTGCTGTAACTGAAGAATATTCTATAGAAAATGCTGCAACAGGGGATATAAACCTGACTGGGGCAACAATTGTTGATTTTATGGGTTGGGTTTATGCAAAAGCTACTGCTGCTAGAACAGGAAAAATAATTGTTGCAGGAGTTAGTTCAAATATTGCTCTTACAAGTGCAGCAGGAATGTTTACCAAGATGGCTAATTCCGTTACTTATCCAGCTGGAAGTACTGATATAGGAATAATAAGCCAAGCAGCTAGTGATACATATAGTTTATATGAAGCAGGAATTATTGTAGCTTATGTTCCTGTTGCTGGATCATCCTCAGTTAGTCCAAGCGTCTCTCCCAGTGCTAGCGAAAGTAAGTCTTTAAGTCCTTCAACTTCTCAAAGCCCCTCAGGCTCCCAATCCCCCTCAGCTAGTGAATCCAAATCTGCCAGTAAAAGTGCAAGTGCTTCGGAGTCAAAAAGCGAGAGCAAATCTCAAAGCCCATCTGGTAGTTTAAGTCCTTCTGCTTCAGTTTCAGCCTCTGAATCTAAAAGCCAAAGCCCTTCAGCTAGTTTATCGCCTAGTGCCAGCCAATCACCGTCAGGCTCTCAATCTCCATCAGCCTCAGAGTCTAAAAGCGCTTCTAAATCAGTATCAGCCTCTGAGTCTAAATCAGAAAGTAAATCTCAATCTCCTTCTGGCTCTTTATCCCCTTCTGGGTCTCTTTCTCCAAGCGCTAGTCAATCCCCCTCAGGTAGTCAAAGCCCTAGTGGTTCAGAATCTAAGTCCCAAAGCCCCTCAGCTAGTGAATCTAAATCAGAATCCAAATCAGAATCTAAATCACAGAGTCCGTCAGGAAGCCTCTCCCCTAGTGCTAGTGCTTCTGCTTCAGAGTCTAAGTCTCAATCCCCTAGTGGGTCATTGAGTCCTTCTGGTTCACTAAGTCCATCAGGAAGTGAGTCTAAATCACAATCCCCTTCTGCCAGTGAAAGTAAAAGCTTGTCTCCTTCCGCAAGTTTAAGTCCAAGTGCGAGTCTTTCCCCTTCAGCATCAGAGAGTAAAAGTCAATCACCGTCAGGTTCACAAAGCCCAAGCGCTTCAGTAAGCGCCTCTCAATCTCCGAGTGCTAGTGAGAGCAAGTCTCTTTCGCCTAGCGCTAGTCAGTCACCTTCGGCAAGTTTAAGCCCTAGCGCTTCAGAATCTAAATCTCAAAGCCCTTCAGCCTCCCTTAGTCCCTCGGCAAGTGCATCTAAAAGTTTGTCTCCAAGTGCATCTCTTTCCCCAAGCGCTTCAGAGTCAAAGTCTCTTTCTCCGTCTGCTAGTTTGAGTCCTTCATCCAGCCAATCTGCAAGTCAAAGCCCATCTACTAGTGAATCTAAATCACAATCGCCATCTGCTAGCTTAAGTCCTAGTGCATCGTTGTCACCCTCAGCGAGTTTGTCTCCTTCAGCATCCCTTAGTCCATCAGCAAGTGCAAGTGCCTCACTCAGCCCATCAGCTAGTGGTAGTGCATCTTTGTCCCCCAGTGCTTCTCTAAGCCCCTCGGCTTCACTTAGCCCTAGCGCCTCAGCAAGTAAATCTTTAAGTCCTAGCGCAAGCGCTTCACCATCAGGAGGGAGTGAGTCGCCTTCACAAAGTCCGAGCGCCAGTGAATCTAAATCTTTAAGCCCGTCAGCTTCTTCTAGTGCTTCAGAGTCTAAATCTGCTTCGGCAAGTGAGTCCAAGTCCGCCAGTGCTAGTATGTCAGCGTCAGAAAGCAAAAGTGCTTCGGCTTCGGAATCTAAATCATTAAGTCCGTCCGCGAGTGCAAGCGCTTCTTTAAGTCCATCAGCAAGTGAAAGTGCGTCAGCATCTGCTAGTGCTTCAAAATCGGCTAGCGCATCTTTAAGCCCCTCAGCTTCACCTTCAAAATCTGCCAGTGCTTCGCCTTCCCGATCACCTATAGAATACTCCGATAAGTATTCAGTAACAGGAAATTCATTTGGTGATAAGTATTCGGATGTTGGCAATGACTGGACTTGGAAATATCGGGAGTGGGATGCTTTACCAAGTTCACCGGAATAGACATAAAATAAAATTGTAAGTTAAGCTAAAATTATGAAGACATTAGAAGATAAATTTTTTGAAGGCGGAATTTCCAGTTTTTCAGATCGCGGTTCTCGCGGCGCTGCTAAATTTACCAGCGGTATCGATATTCGCAAATCTGTTGATACTCTTTCTTGTCAACAAGCTTTGAAAGAAGAAGGTCTTATAGGAGTAAGTCATTCAAGTTCACCATCTCTTTCACCAAGTCCTTCACTTTCACCAAGTGGAAGCGCTAGTCCATCAATTAGTCCTACAACCTCATCTTCGGCTTCACTATCGCCTTCGGGGTCAGCATCAAGAAGTGCTTCTAATAGTCCAAGTCCTTCAGGTTCAGCTTCACCATCTGGTTCTGAAAGTGCTTCACCTTCAATTTCAGCCGGACTTAATAATGTTTATACTGATCTTGTTTTGTTTTGGGTTAAAGCGACGGACGGGGCAACGTATGGGTTCGGAAATGCAGGGCATATTTACAGAAGATATTCAGACGGATTTACAAAAATGGTCTATACGGATCCAAATGGATCAATCAAAGGAGCAGTGGAAAAACCTTCAAGCGCCGGAGGCACTTACCTTCAATGGGCGACTGACACAAAAGTAATGCAGAAACCGCTTCCCGGTGCTGGCAATTGGACTGATACAACTATAGTAGCTGAAAACTTAACAGGCGCCGATTGGCATACTATGAAGCAAGTTGGCGGGGCAAACTATATTGCCAATGGTTCTAAATTAGCACTTGTTGGTTATGACGATTCTTGGACAAACGAAGCTCTTGATTTGATTCCGGGTAATATTGCCAAAACTTTACTTGAACGGAACGGTCGCGCAGTTATTGGAACCCACAAAGCCGGTTACCCAAACAAAGGGGTAAACGGCATGATTGATAGTGAAGTGCCACTTTCGCAAATTGGGGATGATGGGGAACTCTTCTTTGCCAATTTTACAGATTCCATGCCAATTAAAAGGTTTCCCGGCGGTGGCAGGGTTAATCCAGGCGGGGTGGCAAACGAAGTAGACCAAATTGAGATATTCGATTGGGTTTTTGGAGCAGACTCTTGGGTAGATAAACAGACAATGGGGAATATGTCACTTTGGGGAGTATTTGATGCAGATTCAGGCAAGAACGGCATATATACCTACGGCAGGCGTAACAAAGAGCAACTTTTCACCATGAACCTAGAATACACTATGGATGTAGATGAGATAGGCGCGGTAGCGACGGTAGAAGGCGTGACTATTGCAAGTTATAGGGATGGTACTGATTTTGGTGTTCGGGCAGTAGATAGTACTACAAAAGCTCAGGGCATATGGGAGTCACTTGAATTTAGGATGCCTGTTAAAAAAGCTGAGCAAATTACAAAAGTTGATTATGCTGAAGTGTTTATGGATGAACTACCAGTTGGCTGTAGTGTCTATTTTTACTATCAGAAAAATAAATCAGGCACTTGGGTACAAGCATACACGGCAGATGGAAATGCTGCTTACACTACAACAGGTGGTAAAAAAGCAGTTTTTAGAATTGGGGAAGAAATGGATATATATGAAAGACGGATTTTAATGGTTCCTAGTAGCAATACTACACCAGAAATTTTCAGAATACGATCATATTTTGTTTAACATGGAAGACAAAGTTTACACATCAGAAATTGTCCAAGATGCTCCTTTTCCAGGTGATACGGTTGTTTTAGATACTCAAAGTCCATCTGCAACAGGAGATAACCATTCTCCAACTGAAGCAAAAGAAAAGACTTTTCCTGTCAAAAGTACAGCCGTTGAACTTTTAAGTACAGCACTAAATACAAGAACTAGAAAAATTCTAGAAAGTTTTGATTTGGAACAACGAGGTGGAATACAAATTGGAGATTTTGAAGATGGTATTTCAGGAGATATTACACTTACTCGAAATGGAATCCTTGGACGGAATGTTTCTGGTAATACCACCTTTGGCCTTGATACTAATGGAAATTTAATTTTGGTAGGACAATTAAGAGCAGGTTCTACTATTATTAATGAGAATATAATAACTGAGGCTGCGAGTAGTGGTAATGGCCGCACAGTCTATTACAATGATGGCATACCGGCAATTGTAATAGGAGATCCAAACTAATGGGAAATGTTATGCGAGTTGCATTGCCCGGATATAACGCATTAACTGATACTGATACAGACCATTTTGCTTTATATTCAGATCAGGATAATGTTTTGATTAAAGAATTTATTAGAGGAACTGTGAATGTTCCCACAGGTAGCAGTGCTGAAATTACTCATAATTTAGGGTACATTCCCTTTTTTGCTTTTTTTGTAGATAGAGGAGGTGGACTACGTCAATTGGGTTGGTTATACAATCCAGATAGCGGATATAATGCTTATGCCACAACTTCTGTTATACATTTTTCTCATACTGATGGTAGCGATCATACTTTTCTTTATTATATTTTTTACGATCAACAAGTTTAAAATGCAAATAAAAGTAGCAAAATCAGGTAAAGACGCTTTAACAGCAACAGACCCAAACGACTTTATATTTCATAGTGCCTATAATACTTTCAAAATTATTGCAACAGGAACTTTTTCTCCAACAGTACCATCAGGAGGTAATTCACATTCAATCGCTCATGGCCAATCATTTATTCCATTTGTCTTTACGTTTATTAAATTTACAGATAGTAGAGTAGGCTTACCCGGAGATAGATCAACCGCAGTCACTGGTTTGGGAATTTGGTTGACAAAAGTAGAAGTTGATGCTACAAACATCACTTTTTGGTTTACCAATAATACAAGTTCTTATGTGCCAGTTTTAAGATATTATATTTGTGAAGCACCATTATGACAAATAAAATAATTATTGCAAAACCCGGATTTAATGCTTTAACTGAAACTAATCCTGATAACCTTATTTTTAGTTCAGATTATAATACTTTAAAATATTATGCCTCAGGTAATACGACTGTCAATTTTACTAATCCTACGCCTTGGTTAATAATAACTGACCCTTTCCATGATCCAGTCAAAGAAGAACACGTTATTGCAACTCACAATTTAGGATACTATCCATTTTTTACTGCTTCAATTGGTGGAGTGTTATCAGCCGGAAAATATATAAACTTGCCCTATCAAACTGGATCTGATTTTGCTCCTCACGAATATTTACTAATTTATTGTTCAACTACTGAAATAATAATGAAAATTGATTCTACTCTTGCCAGTAAGACTCTGGTAATTTATTATAAAATCTTTAAAAACAATCTTAATGTATAGTTGCCAATAAATAAAAACATATTCTAATCTTGAAATATGGATACACTTGGAGATATTCGGGTAGCAGCACAGGATGATTTAACCATCGGGGATGAAAGCACTCTTTATTCTCCTAATCTCATTGATCGCGCTATCAACCGCGCTTACCGCAAGGCAGCCGGACTTTTTCCTTGGCCGGAACTTCAGGATGCTAAAAAGACTTCAACTCAAGCTAATCAAGAATATTATGATTATCCTCAAAACTGGCGGTCAAATTCTATCTGGAGGCTAGCAATAATAGGGGAGGATGAAGTAGATCCTAGATATGGTGAAGACCCCGATGGATCACCTCTTTCTTTTGATGACTATTTGAACTGGAAGGAAGATTATCCCGATTCAACTGATAAAAAGTGGGCAAACCAATGGAGACGGTTTTTCATCTGGCCTGTACCTACTATTCAAGGAAATAATAATATTCTTGTTTGGGGAATAAAAGTCGTTTCGACTCTGGTAAATGATAATGATACGACAGTTTTCTCTTACTCTACTCCTGAAGCCAATGAAGCGATAGAACTTGAGGCGGTAGCCATTTTAAAAGCTAAAAGTGATGATGACAAGTCTGCCCAATTCAGAAGTGCGGAAGCAAAACAAATACTTGCAGTTGCATGGGGTAAGATAGCAAGAGAACAAGCAAAATATGAAAAGAATCAACCATTCTTTGAAGTTAATGATATGTTCGGAAATGGTAATAGTAGAGATTTAAGAGGGAGGTTTGATATTTAATGGCTCAAGTTATTTCAGGATCACAAGTAAAGTTACAAAATGGACAAACGATAAACGCCCAACAGGGCGGATGGTACGATGGTCAACAATTCTGGGGTGGGACACTTTCTGCTCCGGGCGTAATTAATTCTCAATCTAGCCAGCAAGGCGCAGGACAGGCAGTCTCCAATGAAGTAATAGCTCAAACTAATCCGGCTAATGTTGCCTATATTCAACAGCAACAAGCGGCCTACAAGCCCAGCGCGACTTCCCAACCGATGCCTAGTAGTAATACTGCTGGAAATATTCCAGGGGGTACAAGTGGCGCAGGTATAGGTTTCCAAGCACCTCAGGATACATTCGACCCGACTAAATTCTATGAAACTGCCTATAATAATTCAGGCATTAGAAATCTTGAGGCTGATTTAACTGCTAAATCTAATGCCCATAACGAAGCAGTTGCCAAAATTAAAGACAATCCCTACCTATCGGAAGCAACAATGACGGGAAGAATTAAGAAATTAGATGAAAAGTTTGACGCTGATAATCAAACTGCCCAAAATGATATTGCTATGAAGAAAGCTGATGTTGAGACTCAACTTAATCTTCAGCTTAAAAAACTGGATATTAATAATGCAGCTACAAAGATGGCTATGGATCAATTTAACACTTTACTGGCGTCTGGCGCGCTCTCAGGGGCTAATGGACAGGATATTGCCAATATTACCAGAGCCACTGGAATTAGTAGCAATATGATCCAGAGTGCTATAAGCTCTCAAAAAGCAAAAGATGTTAAAACAAATGTTATTCCCTTTGACGATGGCACTAACCAAGGATTTGCGGTTATTAATGAGAGAACAGGGGAGATTATAAATAAGCAGAATGTGGCGGCAAGTAAGCCGGCAGCGGCAAAACAAGCAACAGAAGCAGAGCAAAAAGCATATTACCTTGATAGATTAAGAGATGTCGCTTCAAGTGGTGCGTATACAGTACCAGATATTTTTAGACTATTTAGTGGATACGTAGACCCAAATCAAATTCTTTCAATATATAATTCTAATTCAATTTATGGCCCCGCTACAGAAGACAAAAAATTGTTAAAAAGCTATGGGGTAACATTTTAATGCCTTTTTCAGATCCTACCTTTGAAGCTCGATTAAATAAAATTTCAGGGGTTCAAGGCCCAAATAAGCCTATTGTTAGTTCTGGTTATTCTAATCCTGCTTTTGAGAAACGATTGCAACAAATTGTTCAAAGTCCTAAACCTCAAACTTCTCAAGTTTCTCAACCAGTTCAAATATCTCCAAATCAGACTTTTATATCTAAAGCTAAGCAAACAACAACTAATTTTATTGATAGCGCATTTAAGACTGTAAAATCTATTGCCAAACCTGTAACAAAACAAGTAAGCAAGATATTAGATAAACCTGTACCCAAAAAAATTGCGCTGGCTTATGCGAAATTAAGCCCCAACGAGCAAGGCAGAGAGTTTGAAAGAAAAATTAAGTCAGGCGAAGTTAAAAGTATAAGTGATGTTTTCGCTATTCCAAGAAATGTAACAGGGCAACAAGCAGCAACCATGATTGAAGAGGGGTTAAATTCACTTTTTTTTGCGCTTCCGGCAACCTCTTCACTCAAGGGTGCGACAAAAACTTTTGGTGACTTTGTTAAATCTGGATTAATTGGGGGAGGTATACTTGCTGGTACACAAGCAGGTATTACTAAATTAAAAGGAGAAAAACAAGATGTCAAAGGTCTTGCTGAATCTTTTGCAATAGGTACAGCTTTTGGGTTTGCAACTCCAAAGCAATTTCCCAAAAAAGGCAAGAAAATTACTATTACCCCCGATGAAGCAATAAATAAAGTAATTAATACTGATTTAGAAAATACTCCTGTAGGTAAAAAGATAATAAAAACTTCTTTTGAGGCTAAAGCTAAAGATACTAAGATTGAAATTACTTATGATGAAATCAGTAAACTTAAAACTCAAAGCGGTGTAGGGGTTAAGGTTGAATTAGAAACAATAAAAGCAGAAGGTAATTATACTAGAGTTATTTCAGACAGGGAATTAAAAACTCTGAATGAAACAGGAAAGTTACCAGCGAATAAAGAAGGGTATGTCAATGTTATAAATCCAGGTGAAAAGTCCCTTAAAGTGGGCGAGAATAAAACCCATGTCGTTACTTTTAAACCAGAAGTTAAAGGTTTAATTGAATCAGAAGCAAAAGGACAATCAGTAATTAAAGGTGAGATACCTAAAACTTATGTCCAAAGTATTAAAGAAAATGTAATTAAGCCAAAAACTGAGAAGAAACCACAAAGCAGAGTATTCGAGCGCCTACAGCAAGAACACCCAGAACAATTAAAAGGTGAATTACCTTATGACCGCGCCGTTCTAAAAAAAGAATTTGATGAGGCAGCAGGACGTATTGTCAAAGATAAACAAAAGGCATACGAACTTGCTATGGGTAGAGAGCAAGGAACAACTGAAATTAAATCAGTTACCACAAGTATAGAATTAGCTGAACAAGCATTAAAAGAAGGTAAAAATGAATTATATGAAAAACTTACGAGAAACAGAAGTATTGCACAAACAAGACGTGGGCAAGCTGTCGTTGCTGAAAAAGGAAGTGTTATAGATAACAGCGTCTCAAGGTATGTCAAAGAATTAGTTTCATCGAGACTTGAGACTCTTGGGAAGAAATATTTATCAGGATTAAAAGAAGGGGATAGTATTAAAAAACGTGCGGTAGAAGTATTAGACGGTAAAGTTGAGCAATTAGAAACGAAAATTGCAAAAGGTAAACTTGATGTTAAAACAGCCTTAAAATTATTAGATGAACTTGCCTGTTTAACATGAAAGCTTGTATACCAAAAGCGATAGTTGAAAATCTTAAAATTCAGCTCTCAAAGGGAGAAATTGATGCTAATACAATAGCCAAAATGCTGCCGGAAGAAAAAGTAGCATTGAAATCTATATTAGAAAGTGTTGTCTCAGAAGGCTTAGGAGTAAAAGTTTCTTCTGAAGAAATAGCAAGCATAAGTAAAATCTCTAAAAAAATAGATACAGCACAAAAAACTCTTGGTGATGATTTAGGTAATCCAAGTAAATTACAAGAAAACATTGACTTTTTTAAAGCGCACAAAGAAATGGATAACTATTTACAATCACGATCTCCTGCTCCAGTGTTAAAAGTTTTAACAAGTACAATAGGTCGTGGAATGATGTTATTTTCTGTTAAATCACCAGTTTTGAATATTGGATCAAACGTGGAGATTGGATTAACCGAAGCATTATCAAGAAGAATAGCTGGCTTCCAGATTTTAGGCACCGATTCTAAATTGGCTCGTAGTTACATAAGAATGGTTAATAAAATTTACCAAAAATCCGGATATGATATTTCGAGGATGGAAACCTTGAGAGATACTGGCGCCAGCGGAGAAAGGGTTTTAGGTCACATAGTGACTGCACAAGGTAAAGGCAAGGTAAGAGCGGTTGGTAGAGCGGTTGAAGATGTAGTTTTCAAACAATTAATGGGTGCGCCAGACGTCGCTTTTTCTTCAGCCCATTTTGCAGATAGTGTAAACCTAAACGCTAGAAAACTTGCAAAGGGTGACAAAACTTTAGCTCGCACATGGATGGAAGATTCAATGAGAATTAATCCGACTACCCCTCAAGGTGAAATATTAAGAACCCAAGGAAGACTTGACGCAATGAAAGCTACTTGGACAGATACGAGTTGGGCTTCAAAGGTTTCAAATGGAATTAGAAACATATTAAATGAAGTAAGTGGTGATTTAAGAGCCGGTGATTATTTACTCCCATTTATAAAAACTCCAGCAAATGTTATTGCTACCGGGATGGAATATGCCGGGCTTGGAATACCTAAAGCATTTTTTAAATTAGCTAATGCAGTTAGAACAGGTGAATTGGGTAGTCCCGGAACAATGCGAAGTATTTCCAGAGATTTAACAAGAGCAGGTTTTGGAATTACTGGAGGATTACTTATTACGAGTCAATTAAAAGATGATGATTTTGTTGGTGCGTATGATCCAGCAAGGGCGCAAATAGAAGCACTAAGAAATTCAAATTATAATGCAATCAGAATTAAGGGCAAATGGATTTCAACTGATTGGCTTGCGGCATTGGCAGTACCAGTAACAGCTATAATGTATGCCAGAAAATATGGCAAAACGGGTGGCGAAAGAACATTCCAGTATAGTAAAGGTGTTCTACAATCTGCATTACAAATTCCTGGTGTTTCTGATATTTATGATGCGGTGAAAACTGATGCTTACAAAACTAATCAGTCCTTAGAAGAAATGACTGGTGAAACAGTAAACTATATAAGTTCACAAATATATAGTCGATTAATACCAAGTTTTCTATCAGATGCTGCAAAAGCTTTTGACCCTAAAGTTAGACAATCGGTAAAAGGATTTGAAAGTATTAAATCCAAAATACCAGGGTTAAGTCAAACATTACCCGTTAAAAAGAACATTTTTGGAGAAGAAGTGCAGGGTGAATCAGCACTATCAGATATATTCTTTGGAGCAAGAATTAAAACAGATAAAACAGATCCTTTAATAAAAGAGGTTAATACAATTTCTCAAACTACTGGCAAGGGGATAAGTTTCACCGATTGGGATAGAAGTTCAAGTAAACAGTTAGCACAGTTTAAAGAACAAAATGGCGCAGGAGAATTTAACAAGGCAAAAATAGACTATGGTAAAGAATTAAAGAGTTTACTTGATGAACTTATTTCAAGTTCAGATTATGAAGACATGACAGATGAAGATAAATTAAATGCTATCAGAAATCAGGATACTAAAGCTATTCAGACAATATTTGACGATTATGGATTTGAATATGAAAAACCTACTAAAGACTAGTCAACAGATAAAAGAAACTACTACAATTAAATCATTGACACCAAAATGACAAAACCAGATGGTGAACGTATTGCAGCAATGGAACAAAAAATGATTGATGTATCGGCACAACTTACAGAGGTCGCTTTAGATGTTAAAGATATTAAAGAAAAGTTATCTTTTAAATTGGCAGACCACAGGGAATTTGAAGATAGGCTTAAAAGACTGGAACAAAAAGAAGGATTATGGCGATGGTTATCCCCAACATTGGCAGCAGTTTTTGGTTCGATAGGGACTTTTCTAATTATTGAATATTTTAAGACACACTAGATGGTGATTGAACATTCACGATTTGTAGGCAATCCGGAACTGGAAAGCAAAATCCAACACAACCTTAAAGTTGCAGGGGAAAATAACTACGCCGTCAGGCTAAATAGACTTCAACTTGTAGAGGGAATGAAATTGTGGCGGGCGTATGACGAGCAAACGTGGACAGTGGTTAGGAAACTCCCTAACGGTCAGGTATGGATGGTACACGATTATGAAGCAGAAGGGCATAGGCCACATGGAGAGATTTGGGGTTCCAGAAGACTTGTCCGTGTGCCTCGGGGGTTAATCTAGTGTGGAACGCCACAGAGTACGGGTAGCCGAAACTCAAATAGAACTGATGCTATCGGGGTTCCGAATGGTTTTACGAGATTTGGTACGGGAGGATTTGGAGCCACAGCACAGAGAATATGTGAAGGAAACCCTAGATGAGATAGCCCTTCATTGTGTAGACGCAGGGTTGGGGGTTCGGCTTGCGGAAATACAGGAGAATGTTTTGTGTGAAGAAAGGTTAATTAAATTAAAAAAGGCATGGGATGATGGGGAGATTGCGTTATGAATGAAAAAGGAGTATGACTAATCTATGACATTTACTGAATTTAAAAACCAGTACAATGGTCAATCCAACGTAGGTAATACTGCTGCTAATCGTGGACAGTGTGTAGGTTTAGTATCACTTTGGATGGATAACTTTAAAATCGCCCATGTTTGGGGCGATGCCAAAGACCTTTATGCCAATGCTTCCGATAAAGACTTCGCAAAGATTCCCAACGACCCCACCGCAATTCCTCAGCAAGGCGATATTATAGTTTGGTCTAGTGCTTTTAATGGTGGTGTCGGACATACAGGTATTGCTTCGGGTAAAGCAGATGTTAATACTTTTGAATGTTTTGAACAAAATGACCCTATCGGCTCCAGCCCCCACTTAAAGACCTACAACTATGCTTATGTAACAGGATGGCTTAGGCCGATTGTAGCCCAAACTACCGCTACAGACGCTATCAGCGTCCCAAAAGCGACGTTTGAAGACCTCGTGAGAAAAGCTACAGCGTTTGATATTGTCTGTGATTACCTGAAATTTGACAAGAGTACTACGGATGGTAGTAGAATAACCATTGTCCTTGAAAACTTCAAAGACGAACTCCTCGCAATTAACAAATCCCTTGCAAAAGTGGAAGCAGAAAACCTCGACCTACAAGCCAAACTTAACCAGACGGCAACAGTTCCACCTTCGGATATTCCAACTGGTGGTATGGCTGGTTCTGGGGATAGTACTGCTTATGATATTACTGGCGGGGGTGCAGCAGTACCAAACGGAAGTACTACTAATACCACCTCTGTTGGTAACGCTGGCAGTGGTGATAGCCCCGAAGTGGTGCCGCAGGAAGCTCAAGGAATTCAATTCCTTGCACCTATTTTCTATAACATTGTAAATTGGTTTAAATCTATCTGGAAAAAGATAATGGGATGAAACCACGATTCTATTTAAAACTATATAAAAAAGGGCATATGGTGTATAAGACGTCCAGGGCATCAAAAAGACGTTTATTGGCAAAAGCTACGCACGCTTTATTGTCAGAATCAATCGATAAAGCCTATCTTAAGGTTGAATATAGTAAGGGTAAAATAAACGAAGGGATATATATCACTTTAGCCGGATTTCAGCAAGCGTATGAAGCTTTTACCAGCCAATCGTTAATTGATTATGTGAAAGGAGCGTGATGAAATGAAAGACTTTTTCAAGACTACACTTGGCCGCTTTGTTATATCAGTAGGTTTTGCAGTGGTGGCGGTTATCGTTAATATGGTAATTGCCTTTGTTGCACAGAATCCTGCTTTCTTTACGCCTACAACGGTATTATTTGTTAATGCGGTATTATTCGGGATTAAGAACTTTGCAGATAAACGAATCGACAACATTTAGTAATAAATTAAATAATGCCAAAAGGAATTTACGAAAGAAAAATAAACCCCGTTCTTAATCTAGGTAAATATGCCATAGAAGGTAATCCGTGGCGTAAAGGCAAGAAATTAAGATTAGAACTATTTAATGGTAGGACTTTATGCCACAATTGTCATATTAAAACAGAAAATTGGGGGATGAAAAACAAAAGTCATCCTCATTGGACGAGAATGTGTGACCTCTAAATTTCACGAGTTAGAGGTGTAAGTGGTTGATACAAAGACGTGTGGAAAAGGGTGGTGGAGAGTTGACTTTCAGCTTACCATTACTATTCTACCCCGTCTTTGTTCTTTTAGGCAAATAAAGATATAAAACCACTAACGGCCAGATGATAAATAGAAATATAATTCCACCCAGTATTTGTTTCATCCCTCTTGTTTACCCCGCTTGAGGGGTTGTTTGGTTAAGCGTGATACTAACAATTCTTCAACTGCAAATAGTGCTTCATGCCAACCATTATCCCAACTATCCGTAACGTAAGTCTTACAACCCTTTTCATGCAAATCTTTAGTTTCCCCAATTATCTCCTCCACCTCCCGTTGTAAGTGAGATTTAAATAATGCTTCAATTTCGTCTATAGCGTCATTTAATTCTGAGGTATTAGCTATCCCATAACCTAGTGAATTAGTTAAAATTATTTCTTTGATCGAA